CAAGTTTCATAGCGAACTGAATTTTCGCCATCATAACAAGGTCCACATAATTGTTTGAATTTAGGTTTTAGAAAAAGTTGTTCTTTAATGTGTGATCTAATTTCTTTCCCAAGATATTCATAACCCTTACTTTCACAATAGGTTGTAAAATCTTTTTCATTTTGAAATTTGATAACACCGTTGATATTGAATTGCATTTTGATCTCCATTTCTTTGTTTACATAAACCTAGCATAAAGGCTAGGTTTTAATAGGTAAAGCATTTTTGTAAATTTTTTTTATTTTTTTTTATAGTATTGATAAATAAAGATTTTTTTGTTATCTTCTTTTTGCACTTGATCTCCAAAATCGTGTGCTTCTTAACATAGGGGGTAATAATTTATCTTAGGAAAAGCTATGCCCCCTATGACTAAAGAATCAGATATTCAAATAGCTTGTAATGATTATTTAAATCATCTTTCCAAATTTTATTTCTTTAGACATTTTCATGTGCCAAATGAAGGCAAAAGGTCAATTTATCTTCATGCTAAAATGAAAAAAATGGGTCTTAAATCTGGTTGTCCAGATATTATAATTGAATATTTCCCAGGGAGGTTATTGTATATAGAACTCAAAAACGAAAAAGGCAGATTGACTCCAAATCAAAAATTGTGGGCGGTACAATCAAAAGCACTAGATACACCCCACTTTGTGGTTAAGGGGTGTTTAACAGAATGTTTAGATCAAATAAAACAAATAGTTGAAAAAAACATTCCAGCGAGGTGTTAGGAGGAATCCCTAGTACTAAACCCTTTTTATCTTTAAGAGCTTCTGTACCGCCCTTAAACTGCCCTTAAAGGGCATTCTATTCTTTCTTGTCCTACCTTTTCTTTTTCGCATAGGTCTTTTATCTATTAATTCAGCTAAAGTTGCTGTTGTAGTAAATCCGTTCATTTACCAACTTTCCGCATTGCTCTTGTATGTGCTTGAGCGAATGTTTTTCCATCTTCTAAATCTTTTGACATTTGTTTCATGTGTTTCATTGAATGATGCTTAGCATGTTTATTCATAGCTTTCTTTTGAGTTTTGTTTAGATTAGCTGTAAATTTTTTAATAGATTTGACTAAAACCATTTATTTTTTCTTTCTCATTTTATTTTTTTTCTTTTTCTTTTTTTTCATAGGTTTTGAAGTCATTCTGCTCCCATAATGATAAGGCATTATTTTTTCCCCTTCTTTTTCTTTTTACCTTTTTTTTGACTTTTTAGAATTGCTTCTTGTAGCCCTTTTGGTAACTTTTTTTGTTTCGGTGTTAGTGCCATGATAGCTCCTTTCTTTTCTTGGTTGCAATGCTTTTTTCCAAAAATAATTCGCTATGCTTGTAAAAAAATCGTATAACTTCATATAAAATTTGCTCATTTTTTTGTGTCCGTTTTTTTATATTTATCAAAGCTTCTTAATCCAGATATGCCAAGCATTCCAAATAAAAGGGGCATCATTACCGACATATCAGCTTGTGGTATGATTATTCCAAACCCTGCTAAAATAGGCGACACCATGTAATTTATCATTAAGGAAAGACCGCAAATCCAACCTATAAGGGGTCGCCAGGAACTTTGAAACCAATTGCCTTTTGCTTCTTCTTGATTTACCTTTATTTGCTCCATAGCCAATGCCTGGGCATGTTTCTCTGCCATGGTGGCTATCTCATGTGCTAATTTATTTTTGGTGTCCTTATCCTCAATAAATTTGCCTAATAACTTAGATGCAACTGGTAATAAACTTGCAATCATGCACTTTTCCCTAATTTTTCAATTAATCTTTCTGCTCTATTTGTTGTTTGTCTATACCAAAGTGAATCTTTCATTTCGGCTTGTGCAGTTTCAATATCCTTATCTAATAATGCTTGTTTAAATTTTTTAAATTTATTTAATCTTGGTAAACCTAATTGAAACACCATGTGAGTTACACATTCTTTAACATTTTCGTCTACATTCATGCCTTCTGTAAATTGTTCCATATCACGTATTGCAACATTTAAATCTTTTTCAAACCAGGAATCAACTTGTTCTTTTGAAACTTCTGTTCCTATTGGTTTTCCATAATAATCCTCGTCCCATTCAGTGATTAAATGTCCTATCCCTGCCGTGGGGTAACCTTCACTGCATCGGTAAATTTCATATTTCAAACCTTCTTCTTGAGCAATATGTTCTTTTAATTCTTCTATGTTCATTTTTCCACCTTATGTTCTTGACCTATCCATATTCCAAAAATTCCTGTCATTACACCCATTACAACTGATACAAATGCAGATTGTGATGCTGTTGGGTCTTCTAAAGCCATAAACCATTCTGCACACCTCCAGGACATAATTGTGCTTACAAGCATCATTAATCTTGGTAATATTTTCCATTTTAAAAATGTTTCTACATTCACTGCATCACCTCATTCAAACCAAAAACTTCTAATATCATAAATGTAAAAAATAATAACAAAATTCCACCTGCAATTAGTTTACCAGAAAAATTTGTTGAGCCAATCTTTATTGCAATAAATTCATTTCCCAGGATTCGTAAACTTAATTCAAAACTATTTTCGTCAACTTTCAAAGAAACTGGTTTTTTATACATTTTATCAACATCTAATTTTTTTTCCATCAATAAACCTTTACTTTGTCTGGGTTTATGCTTGGAACTAATTTGCAAACACATTCATAAGTTTGATTGCCATTTACAGACATAAACTCTTGTCCACTTAGTTTTTCTGCATAATAAGTACAATCATTAACCGATTTAAAATAAATTTTAGCAATATTCATTTTTGCTGGTTGCATAGCACAATATAACATAAATGCTGTAATCAATCTTTTATGCTCCTCAAACTATCCATCACTTTATCAATGTCTGGTTCGCTTCCATTTGGGTCATAAACACAACGATATTTGCGAGGACACCAAGTTTCAATCATCATTGTAAAAGTCTTATTACCACCCTCATATATACAAGCTTTTTTGTTAGTATATTTTGATGTAATTCTTTTCTTCAATCTACAAGTTGTGTATTTTTTTAAATCTGGATTTCTCCATGTTTTTTGTTGTCTTGAATAATCTTTGGGTTTGTATTCATAAACTAATTCTGTAGCAAACGCTTTTAGACCTAACACCAAAAGTAAGATGGTTACACCCACCCCAAATAAAATAATCGCTACCCATTTTATTGCTTCAAAAACTTCTTCTTTTTGTTTCTTAGCTTCTAATTTAGCTTGTCTTTGTGCTTCTTTAGCTTGTTTTATTTTATCGGCTCTTTCAGAAAGAATTTGATTCCAAGTGCCATGCCCAAATCTATTATCAATTAATAGCTTCAACTCATATCGTTGTTCTTCAAGTAATTTTCTATCTATAAAATCTGATGCTGTTGATTCAATGCCAAACTGTTGAGCAATACCCATGCCCTTGCCTTGCTTCTTATTCATTTGTTCTTCGCCTTCAAAGAACCCATCAATTTGCTTGGCTATGTCTTTTATGTCTTTTGCTGTGGCTATGTTGCTCTTAATAAACTCTACTGATTTTTGTACTAGAGCAATACCAGTAAGAATTTCTGCAACTACCATATTACCTCACGAGTAAACCTATTAGCATTACTATTGCTGTGCCAGATGTACCTATCATTATATGCTCTAATCTTTTAACCCTACTTAATAATTCAATAAATCTTTCATCACTAACAGCAATGTGTTTTTCTAATTTTAAATTTATGCTTTGAATACTTGGTTTTGACATTTAATTACCTATATAGCCGATATAATAAATGCTAATAATTGAGGATACCTTATACCTAATCTAGTATGTTCTTTGCCATCTTCATCTGTCCAAGTATCTGAACAAAACATTGCATAGTTACTTGCATCTAAACCCTCTGCTGTAAAAGCGTCTTGTAAGTCTTGTGCTATAATACCAAAGTGAGTTCTTGCCTTATCACCTTTTTCTTCAACTGCGTGTTTCCATCTATATTTTCTTAAAAGACTTTTAGCTACTACAGCAACATTTTTTTCTGAATCATTTAATTCTTCTATATCTTGTTTCTCATTTCTGTCTGAAGTTTGTATTGCTCCAGTTGTTGCATGAACTTCACTAAATCTTGCACTTGCATCTCCTAAATCTATAGCATTATCTCTATCTGAATTACTTCCATTACAAGGTCTAATATCATCATTATCACCTAAAAATTTTATTCCAGTATCACCCTCACTAATGCCTACATCATTTGTCCTTACTACAATTCCACCAACTCTGACGTTATCTTTTCTAAGTTCAATAGCATCACCACTGCTTGTATTTCTATTAAGCAATAAAGGTGGGTTACTATCTCTAGTAATTAAAACTTCACCTGCATCTCTAATCACAGTACCTACTGCTGTTGTTCCATCTGTGGTCGTACCAATCAAAACATGCCTATCAGATGTAATTCGCCCAGCTTCACTACCACCAGTTTCAAATGATATTGTATCAGCACTAGGAAACCTTATAGCTGTGTTGGTATCTCCATCATGTATGATTTTATCTGCAATGGTTACATCACCATCTTTTAGAGTTACACCATCAACTGCTACTCCGGCATCAGTAACTTTTTCTGCTATTGTTCCTACTGTTAATGTACTCATATTTTAACCTTTCAATGCTTTTACTTCGGCTTCTAATGTATCTATTCTTGTAAATGCTTCTTGTAATGATTTAACTAAAAGAGGTACAAGTTTACTTTGATCTATGCCTTGTGGGTCAATATTTCCATCTGCATCTACTGCATCTTTCTCTCCACTTATAGCTTCTGGAACTATGCTTGATACCTCATGAGCCAAAAAGCCATCAACAGTATTATCTGCATCTGTTATAAAATTAAATCTACAAGGCTTTAGTTGTTTTAGTCTTGTTGTTGCATCAAAATTATATTCTAAATTTTCTTTTAATCTGTAATCACTAGAAGTGTTGTAAGATACTGAACTTGTACCAAAATTTATACTTCCAACATTATTTGTTGACCCTCTAAAAAAAGCTAAACCATTTCCATTACTATTTTTCCTATTCAATTTTATACACTCTTCACCATCTGTAATAGAGTGTATTTGACCTATAGTTGAACCAGACCCTGCAACAGAAAAGCCAGAAGTATTATCAAAGCTAAAACTGGTTCTGCCAATCATAAAATGACCACTGCTGTCTATTCGCATACGTTCTGTGCCAGAGCCAGTAACACCAGTATTACCATTTACACCAGTTTTGAATACAATAGGTAAACTTCCACTATCGTGTCCAATAGATAACCCTTCTGAACTACTGCCACCTATGTATTGTGAAACAACACCACTTGCAGTTATTTTTAATTGTGAAGCGAGATTGTCTGCTGTGCCTTCTAAATGTAACCCTGCTGATGGACTGCTAGTTCCAAAACCCGCACGACTTGTACTGCCTTCAAGAAAAAAAGCATGTGTTTTAGCATCTGATTCAACTCTAAAATCTCTATCTGCTGAACCCTCATTAAAAACAACTCCAGTTGTGTCTATTGTAGCAACTTCGCTATTTGCTATTTTCATTCCTATTTTATCATTAGTTGATAAATCTAATCCACTGTCATTATCTCCAGTTGAGTTTACAACACTATTTACTTTAATTTCTGACATTCTCTACTCCTAACAAGCCATCAATACACATGGCACTAGATAAGTGCCATCATCATATGTATGCGATACTTTTGTTGATGTTACTTTTGCTATTGTTTTACTTCTTACAATATCATCATCTTGAGGTTTTGCAGTACCATCTCCTGCACTCATAAGTAAATCACCTCTAGCGACTTTTGTTCCTTGTGCAATTCTAATGACCATATCACCAGTCATTGCAACATTCATATCGTTAGAATCATCATCATCATCCCAATTAACAAAAACCCCTGCAACATTATCATCACCCTCAACACTTGATACTGCCATTTTATTTAACTGTTCATTATCTTCTGTATAAGCATCTTTTTTTATATCACCTACAGATACTCCAACAGGCAGTTCATCATCTTTAGTCCATAACTCTTTTTCATGTTTCCATTCAACCATTTCATCAAGATTAGTCATTACTGTGCCTTTGACTATTGATGTGTCTTTACTGTTATCAAGTAATCTTGACCATCTAGCTAAGTGACCACCATTATATGAAACAGTTGAACCACTTACAGTAATACTACCTTCAACAGTTCCTGCTTGTCTTAATAATACTAAATTACCATCATCACTTGTTCTGTTTACTTGTATTCCAGAATCGCCATTAGCTGAAACTTGAATTTTACCAGTACTGCCTATCCTTGTACCATTAACACTAGAGCTTTCAGCAGGACTTTGATCAGTTGTTCCTATAAGAAAATTGCCATTATTTTTGACTCTATATCTCTCCGCATTATTTGTAGAAAAAATCATATCAGCATTTGACGTATTATTTATAAGCAGTTGCCCACTTGATGGCACACCTATAGTTGATGTGCCTGCACCAGTTCTTTCTAATTTAATTTCTAAATCAGATGACTTTTCTATGTGAATATCACTATCTATGGTGGAAGCACCTATTCCTAGCTTTCCACCCATACTTACATCTTGAGAACTATCTACTGTTATTGCTGTAGTATTAGCAGTTTTTAAAATTATTTGGTCATTTGTTGATAGATCTATACCACTATCATCACCCGCTAAATTTTGAATATTATTTACTTTTATTGTTGAACTCATGCTATCACCAAATTTCCTGCTACTGTTAATGTTATACCACTTGCGATAGAAAGGCTATGAAAACAACCAGTATTATCGCCAGAAGCTATTGTTGTATTTGTATTTAGTTCTTGTTCGTGGGTTCTAAATATATCTTTTTTTCCATTTGTAGTATCGCCTTGACTACCATTATCACCCTGGAAAAACCCTGCACCTCCTCCTGCTGATACTTCGGCTGTGTCTGCTGTTTGGTCAAATGTAAACAAATTTATAAAGGCATCATTATCAGCATTTCTTATTTTCAAAATGTTATTACTTGTATCGTACCATAATTGATAAGCATATGTTGTGCTTGGTGCAGAAGAACCACTATTTACCGAAACTATAGCTTGTAGTACATTATTAATATCTGTCCTTGTTGCAGGAAATGTTTGGTTATCTATTACATAATCGTGTTGAGCCATATTTACCTCTTTATGTTACTAATTCGCCAAAACCTTTTGCTACATAATCAAATGTTCTATTTATCGCAGAACTACTACTATTAAAAAACGTAATTGTGAAACCAGTAGCACTTTTATTTGTTATAGCATAGAAATCACCACTCGCCAAGTTCTGAGCAGAAATACCTACACCCTGGAGAGATTTGAATGCAGGACTAAATGTAATAGCTTTTGCCCCTGCTCCACTAGCAATATCATTTTCAGCTATAACTCTATCTGGCATATCAACAGTTACAGATAAAGCACTCACACTTGGTGTTGCTTCTGAATCTAATGTAGTTAACACTGCTCTAAACTTAAATCCTCTAGCTTTATAATCTCCAACAAAAAATTTTCTAAATGAAGTATATGTTGGGCTTCCACTTCCTGGGTCGTCTTCTGTTGTTGCTATTTGCAACTCAACATTTGTATCACCAAATTCATTTGCATCACCATCAAATAAACCTTCACGAGCATCAAAATTTCCAGTTGCATCATCAAATGAAATTCCAAAACTCACTCTATTCATTGTTACATTTGCTGTAACCCTATTAGTAAAAACACCACCTACATCAATATGTGTATCAAAATCATAAGTTCCACTTGCAGAAACTTTACCACCACCACCATCAAACAAACCACCAGTTGAATCAAAATTTCCTGCACCACTATCGAATAATGTACTTGTTGCTAATCTTAATGTATTTCCAACAACAACAACATTCGACTTTGCCCCAGAAAAAGTTGGGTTTTGTGTGGAAGTAGAAACTAAATTTAAATCTTTTATATTTTGAATAATCGCAACTGAAGATGTTGCATCAAGTGATTCATTACCTAATTTATCAACAGCTTTTATAAAATATGTTCCTGTCATTGCGGGTACTACAGCGGTATTAGCCGGTCTTGAAACTTTCGCTATCAAATCAACAGAATTCGCATAGTTTGCACTTGCTGTAGTATCTCTTGAATGTCTAATTCTATAATGTGATAAATCTAAATCACCAACTGGTGTCCAGGATAAATGAGCTTCTGTATTAACTATATTTATTGAAAAATTTGTTACTGTTTCTGGAGGTGCTGTTTTTCCAACTATTTGATGTGTTGTTGAAACAAATACAGAACGACTTAATGAAGTGATTGTTCTTGCCCTTACATTGTAGATTGCATCATCTTCAACATTTATTAATTCAAATTTTTTACCACTTGCTTTTCCTAAATTTATAAAATCTGTGTCAGTGGTTTTTTTAGCTTGAACTTCAAAATCAGTAGCAAACAAATCAGCAGTTGTAGCTTCAACAACTAATACACTTATTGCTTCCTCATTAAGAGCTCTTAATTCATCTGATACAGAAATGTTAGGTGTTGCAACATTAAATGGGTTAGGTAAAGTTGTATCTATTAATTCATCTATTGGGTCTTGTGTGCCAAATGTATAATATGAATCTTGATGTTCTGAACAACTCAAACTTATTGTGTGATCTGCATTTAAAGTCATTCCTTGAACTCTAAAAGGCTTTGCAGAAAAACTAGGTGTTGCATGGGTTATATTTACAATATCTCCAACTAATAAATCTAATGCTGTAGCATCTGCTTTAAATGAAACATTTAAACTTGATCTTGAACGTCTTAAAATTATTTCTGCCATTTCTTGTGCTTGAAATTTATTAGTCAACATTGAAAAATCAAATCGACCTTCCAATAATATTCCACCATCTTCGGCTAATAATGAAGAATGTTTATCTGCTGTATCTGTTAACAAATCTTCATTTACTGGTGGAAACTGTGCTGAATCTGATTGATAATTTTTATCTGGGTTTATGAAATTTACTATGACTCTATTAAATCTTGAATTTTTATTTTTTGATATGACATTTATTCCACCAAGAATATTATCTTCTGTAAGTGTAATTGAAGCTGTGCCAGTGCTTTCAACTAAAATATTATATTTACCACCAGAAAAATTTAAATATGATCTTGAACCCCTTACAAATTCTTTTACATTATCTATTGCATTTTTTGCAGTATCTATAACTGTATTACTATTCATTAAATCAATAGTGTTTGAAGTTGTTTCTCCACCATAACCAAACCCAAACCCATGAAATATAACAGGTAGAGCATTTGCATTAACTGGGGTTATTTGTGTATCACAAACATTTGATGCTGTTTGCCAATCTGCAAAATTACTATCAAAATAACTATTTGTTATTCCCATACCAAACCTATCGTTTCTCAAATAATCAAGCATTTGTAAAACTGGGTTATCTGAAAATGCCCAAGTTGAACTGTTATCTGCTCTATGGCTTCCACTCCCTCCAGTAACAGTGCTATCTAATCTTGGGTCATATACCTTACGACCTTTAACCAATGCTTGAACAGTTGGCAATGAACCAAAAGCATCAGCGTTCCATCTAAATTCCAAAGCTAAATATGCTAATCCAGAAAGTTTATGGTCTGTTGTCCAACTTGTATTTGATTGTCCTAAAAGATTAGATGAACCTTGTGAATCAGTACCAAAATGTGCTTCAACTCTTATTAAACCTTGATTTTCTTCTGTGTCAAAAAAGTTTTGATCTGAACTACTTACATTCCTTATTACATTATCACTAACACTGCCATCAAAAACGACCAATTTGTCATTTACATAAATCCCATCAATACTTGAAATTTCGCCTTCACTTAAAACTAGTGCCATCATCAAAAATTTATTATCTGCTGTGCTTTGACTAAGATGCCTAGTTTCTAAATATACAATATTTCCACCAACTTTTCTTCTTCCATAAATAATTGGTATAGCACCATTTGCACTTATTTTATTTACTAATATTCCTTTTGCATTTTGATCTGGTCTAAGAGTGCCAAAATCCGGAATATCTGGCATTGGAACAATCCAAGAAATAACATCTTCAATTAAGTCACTAATACCATCAACAAGATCGTCAATGAGATCTGTTAAATCATCAATAGGATTCCAACCACCCATTTATATATATCTCCAATTAGAACCCATATTTTTAAAACCTAGTTTTTGAAAAACTGGGTCAATACCTAAACCAGAAGTTATTGATAAAACTAAAGGCAATCCATCAGCTTGTTTTTTTACACTATCAATTAATGTTTTTACTAAATTAAAATTTCTATAATCTTTTTTTACATATACTATTTGTATTTGCATAATTTCTGTTTTACTAAAAAAATATTCAGATTTATTAAACATACAACAAGCAATTAATCTATCTTTGTCTAAATCTTTCATTAACATAATTTTACCTTTTTTTAACATTGTATTGATAAAATTAATTAATTTATTTCTGTCAATATCTGGATAATCAGCATCTGACAAATCAACATTTTTATATTCTATAGCTAGTTCATAGATGCTTTCAACGTCTGATTTTTCTGCATAATATAAATGAGTACTAGTCATTCTCTACCCCATTTAATATCTCTTACTGTCAATGCACTAAAATTCATTCCTAAATCTGTTGGGAAAAATCTTTGTTGTGAATTATTTGAAGTTGTCCTTCCACTTTTTTTGCTAAAATTTCCCCAATGTGAACTTATTATCAAAACTAATGTTGCTGTTGATGTATTATCTGCAACTTTAAATTCATCTATTGTTCCATAAAATAATAAAAATGGGTCTGGAATCAATGCTAAGTTTGAATCTAAATAACCTTGATAAATAAAAACATTTTTATTAATAATATTTTCGGTAAGAGCTAATGCTACATACGTTTGGTCTACAGCCGATAAACTTAAAGAAAGTGAATTTTTTGTTGGTGCATTTGTTTCTTGAACACCGGTTATTCCTCTAAAATGTCCATTGGATAAATAAGTTTGCGAACTTCCAGAAACACTTGATGTAATATCGAAACTAGCATTTGTTAAATATACTCTTGTTGAAAAATCTATATCTATCAATAAAACAGATTCTATTACTCCGGTAGCTAGTTCTGTTTTTACTGCACTTGTTAAACCTCTAGCCATTTACAAACTCTCTATTACATCAAACTCATAACTAAAAAGTAAGTTTCCATCTTTGTCTACTTGCCCTGTTGCGAACTCTTGAACATCACTTGTAAGATGAACATTAAAAGGAACTGAATCATAAGTAACAGAACTATTATCTGCTAACGCTTCCCTTAGTGGTGGCTCTATAGTGACTGTAGAAGCATTACTTGAACTTGTTACATCTTCTACGACCATATAAACCTTTAAATGTCCAAACTTAATAAAATCACCAGCTTTTAATCTACCTGCACCATCACTTGCAAACCCATCTATAGCTATTGTTGTGTCTGCAACTGCATGACTACCATTTACTAACAATGTTCCTGTTTCACTTCCTTGTGCATTTAAGTAACTTGGAAATGTAATAGTAAATGCTTCTTGTCTTGATCTTTGTTTCATAATAAATGCCATTAATGGTGCAAACTCTGATCTTGTCATAGGTGGATATGATACAGTAAAACTAAATCTTTGTCCCTGGATTTGCCTTCTAAATGTCTTACCGCTATCTGTAGTAGAAACCAAAGTTTTTTGATTATTTTTTAAATTTATAGCTGTAAAATTTGTTTTTGGTAATGCTCCACTCATACTATAGCCATTTTACCCTTTTCATTCATTGCACTATTTATCATATTTATTATTGTCCCACGACTATTGACCAATAAAGTATTGAAACCTTTTGCATCAACAGTAGTAATATTAAAATTTACTGTAACTTGTTTACCCATTCCAAGTTGGTCATTTGGAACTATTGTTCCTGCCTGGTCTGGTACAAATAATTCTGCTCCTTTTTCACCAACAATGCTTGGTTGTCCAACTGGTGGTCTGCCACCTTCCGCAAAACCTTTTACTTTATTTATTATTGAATTACCAAATGCCAAAGCACCAGCAACAGCAACAATATTAAATGGAAATGGTATTGAAGCAAAAGTTTTCATTGCACCCTCAAATAAACTTATCATCATTTTCTTTATTGCATCAGCTTTGAATAATGCCATAGATTGTTTGAATGCCATTTGTACTGCTTCACCAATTAGCATTTCAATCAATGACCTAATTACAAACTTTCCTAAATCAGCAAAACTTAATTTTCCAGTCATAACAAAATCTGTAAGTGCAGTTTTAAGTTTTCCAAAACTTGCTTTTCCTATTTCTTCAACTTGTTTAAAAGCATCCTTTTGTGTATCCATAGCACTTGTAAAACCTTTTGAAAAACTTGCATAAGCTTTTTCTAACATTCCAACTTCTTCTATTTCTTTTTTTATTTTATCATTTTCTTTTTCATCTTTGTTTCTATTTAATTTGTTTGCTTCCATAATTTTGTTTATTACTTCAAGCTGTTTCATTAATGCTTCTGTCAAACCACCTGCTTTAATTTTATCTGCATCAATTGTAACTCCTAAACCTTCAAAAACAATTTTTCCGTTTTCTCCAATTTTATTCATTTCATCAACTACATCACCAAAAGGCTTTCTTAATTGCTCTGCAGATTCCCTCATAGCCTGGATTTGTTCTTTTACCTTTTGGATTTGCTCTTCACTTCTGAATAAAGTGAAACTATTTAATTTTTCTTGAACAAAAGCAATGCCATCAATTACACTGCCAAGCAAACCTCTTATTTCATCAATAACACCTGCTATAACTGCTACTAGGAGCTTACCTCTGCTTCCCAACATTAAAAAACCAATTACTCCAATTGAATCCAGGGGAGGAGGTAATGCCCTTACAAAATTAACTAAACCAGCAATTGAAGAGCCAATAAAATCAAAAACAGGTTTGAAAGTATCTAAAACTTGAGTTGCAAATAAAAGTGTCTTCACAGTTGTTGCAACAATTGCATCACCAATTTTTTCTGCTGACTTTTCAATGCCACCAAAGTTTTTTTCTAATTCTTTTTCGATAACCATTGCAGATGCTTTTAGAAAATCAAAAGGTCCTGCGTCCATTACTGCCATTTTGAATAGATTGAATTTATCGCCAATCATTGAAAGTGTACCATCAAATGTTTTTGCCATTACCTCACTAGCACCAACAACTGATAATGTACCTTCTTCAAATGCTTTTAGAATATGATTCCTGGATTGCTCTGCACTTATAGCAACCCCTGCTTCAAATCCTAATAATGCTCTTACACCTCTTTCTCTAAATAAATCAGCAGAATTAATACCACCCGCAAATGTTCTTTGAATTTGTTCAGCAGTTGTCTGAAAATCCAAACCAGATGCACTTGCAATATCACCAGTAATTTTAAGGAGTTTGTTTAATTCATCTGCATCTTTTGACACAACTGCCAGGTTTGCAGAACCTCTTTGTATTTCTTCTAAACTAAATGGAACTTGACTAGCAAACTTTATAAGACCTTTAAAAGCCTTTTCTCCTTCACTAGCTTCATCAAATAAAAATTTAAATCTTACTCTTAGTCTTTCAACTTCTCTGCCAGTATCAATAAAGCTTTTTGCAACTACTCCTGCTCCCAAACCAAGCAGGGCATTTCTCAAATTAAAAACTGAATCTTTTAATCTGTCGACACTTCCAGTAGCTGATCTCATAGCTTGCCGAGTTTTATCTTTTGCTATGATATCTATATTGACTTGTTTTGTTGCCACTATCTTGCCTTTGCTAGTCTTTCTTGTCTTTCTCTTTCCTCATTCTGGATTTGAAAGTATGCTATCCACATATTAAACTCTTCAACAGACATTTGCAAGATTTCGGCTACTGTCTTATGTAGTTTTTCCGCTAAACCAAAAATATTATGTAATTCAACATCACTTTTTAGTTTTTTTTATTATCTTCAATATCTACGTTGCCAGTTCCCATTATTTTTGTAGCAACATCAGCAATTATATTAGTATCAGCTTTTGTTTTGAATTTTAAAATATGGGTAGCATTAAACATCTTTTGACCATCTTTTGTTAAAGCTTTTTCTATAATTACATCAATTAAAACTATTAAATCAGTATTTGTTGCACCCTTAAATATTTTTTGTTTTTCAAGCATATTGAAAGGTTTGCAATAAATAGCTTTATCGCCAACTAATCCCCATTCTGGTACTTCAATTATTTGAGTGTCAAGGGTACTAAAATGGTCTTTTATACCATCAAAATAATCAATATTTTCTGACATTTTAGACAGTGCCTATAGTCAATGCTCCATTACCTTGTAATGATACAGTTCTTGTTGTCATACCATCTAAAGTAACACCTACAGACATTCCAGTAACAATACCAGTGCCACTTAAACTTTCATCTCCAGATGAATTGCCTTCTGGTAAAAATACAAATGCCAAACTTGAACCTTGTGTCAATGATGCCTGTTGTGCATTTTCTTCATTATAGTTCATATCGATTGAAGCAGTAAATGTGCCACGACCTGCTTTAAATGTTTTGCTTGAATCTTCAAGTGATGTATCTTCAACAACGTCATGTGTTGTATCTATTGTGAATCCAGTAACATTGCCAATAGCTGTACCACCGACAGTTACAACTCCCTCTTTACCATGATGTGTAGCCATTTAGACCTCCTTTTCTTCTGGTTCAGATGTTTCTTCTGCTTTTCTTGCAGACTTTTTATCTTCTAATTTATAGCCTAATTTAATGTAATGGTCTATATAATCTTGTGAAATAGTAATCGTTTCTTTTCCCTTTTTCATTTTAATATCTTTTGCCATTATGCACTCCCTCTTGTAAATTCATATAAAACTCTTGCAGTAACTCTAACACCTCCATAAGGGTAAATAGTACCTTCATCTGTTGATGCTTCAATAATTTGAGTATCTAAAGCATTTCCGTTTCTTGTTATATCATTATCCAAAGTTTCTTCTATAACCTCAATTAATTGATTTCTTTTTGTATCAATATTTGTGTCCGTACCTTTTGCAAAAGCAACAATCAAAAAATCTATAGTTCCAGTATAAGTGCCAGAGCCAGTAACCCCAATACTTGCAACTTCTCTTGTTTCATCGCCACTTTGTATAAACATAGCAGGAAATTGTGCATCAGCAAGTTCTTCAACTTCAAAAGGTTCTCTTGTTATTTTTTTAAACTCAATTGGGCTTGTTACTGCATCAAGTTTTGTAATTATATCACTAGCTATATTTTCTCTTTTGCTCATATTCTCATTTCTTTAAAATAAAATTTTGCAAATTCATCTTTTAACTTATCTTCTTCTTTATCACCTATTGAAAAGAAAGGTCTTTTGATTTTTCTTTTACCTACTCCAAATGTATCGTGAAAACTTGCTATTTTTGCTCTTTCCATATTTGAAAAAAACAATGTACTTTTTAAACCACCTACTTTAAAATCTAAACTTCTAAACATTTTTCCAGTATCAGTTAAATCCACAAAACCAGTTTGCCTTCCCCTCTTTTTTCTGCTTGCAAGAGTTCCTTTTGCATAACCCCTCATTTTACCACCATCTGGTAGCTTTCCGCTCTGAGTCCTCTTTGTAATCATAAGAACTGCCATATTAGAAACTCTGTTAAGTGATTTTTGAATTACTGCCTTTTGTTTCCTGGATATATTTTTTAAAAGCCTTGTTACCTCAATGCTATTTACATTGATTTTTAATTCAGCAACCATTATCTAACTAATCTTAAAAAATGTATTGGCTCTTTTTCGCTATCTGAAACAGTGCCCCCACCGTCTTCGTCATATTCAACGCCATCTCTAAGAATAGCTTGAAATTCTTCTTCGTATCTTTCTCTATAAAAATCTATTTGTACCTGGAAAGCATCTTTGCCCTCTCCAGTATCTGGGTCACGCCATTTTGTTAATTGTGGGTAAATATATTTCCATAAACATAAATATACAACTGATTGTGTCCATTGTGAATCAGTTAGCTTTGAACTATCCATTTCAACAGATGTTATTTTTGTAATATCCTTATATCTTACTTGATGCCTGTATCTTTCCCACCATTCCTCGCGAATACGTCGTAGAACATCATTTTCAGCAAACTGTAACTGGTCTGCAAAATCTGCTATCCCAAAACCTAAAATATCTGGTTGTATTTTTTGTAAACTTGTATTAGCAACATTAAATTCATTTGTAGCCATTATTCAGCTTTCTTTATTGTTTTCTTAGCCTTTGGAGCTTCTTCTATTACTGGTTTAGGCTCTGGTTTAGGTTCTGCCTTTGGTTTTGCAACATATAATTGCCAACCTCTTATGCCCCAGATATTCTTATTGTTTTCATAATCAATTTTTCTTCTTTCAATTATTCTATCGCCTTTAACAAGTTTTACCATTTCCATAATTCAAAACCTTTAAAAAAGGGGAGGTTTCCCTCCCCATAAGTTATTAGTTAGCTAAAGAGTCTGCTGTTAATTTTACACCATAACTATCATGTATTTCACTAACACCATAAACTGCAGTTGCAACTATTTCATCTGCTCTTAAACTCGCATCTCTTTGAGTTTCTAGCTTGAGGTCTTGCATCATTGCTAAAGCAAGTGCATCTTGTGAGAATACACCACCTATTGAATCATCTGAGCCATCAACTGAAATGTTTGAACTTTCAAAAATTTGAATGCCTGCAATATTTCCAACAAAGCCACTTCTCATTGCTTCATTTGAAAGCTCTGTATCTCTGCCAACAAATGTGTTTGTTAATGACTTTTTAACATTGAAGATTTGTTTTGGGTGAAATACACCATAGTAAGGTGCTGGTGCATTTGCAGTTCTTAAATCAGCACTTGCTTCAAATAAGTCCTGGACAGTTAATTCAGAGCCTGCCCCTGGTCCTCTTTGTGTTGAGAATCCAGTAAACAATGCAGATAAGTCAGCATCAACTTTTCTAGCAATAGCTTCACCAAATAATCTGCCAATATCCCCTGCAACATTTCTGCCTGCAGAATTTCTTGCCAAATCAGTAAGTGTAGTCATGATTCCAACTTCTGATGCAGTAATAGTTACTGATGTTGGATTTACTGCTGTATTTGAAAGGTCTGATGCTTCTGAAACTGCACCTGCTGATACTGTAGCATAAATCGGTACTTCTACTGACTTTCCACCACCTGCAATTGTATAGTTTCTAACTAGGTTTCTCATTATTGATTGCTCACTAGCAACAAATAAAGCTTCTGCTACGATTTCGGTGTAGAGTTCCGAAATGGTAGAACTGGTTGTTTCATTCGCCATTTTTTACTCCTATAAATAAAACAAATTATGGGTTTGAATTAATGACATAAGGCTTTGAATTTCGTTGCTTTCTGTATTCTGCATACTTCTTTCTGTCCTCTGCATTATTCATATCTAGTTCCTCAAGTTTAAAGGATTGCTTAGAGTTTGTCCTATCCACATTTGACACCGAGCCAGAACCACTTGGAGTTGCTGAAACAAAGTGCGGGTTTTGTGTCAAGAACTCCTGGACTAATTCATCAGTCGTTAAGAGTTCCCCCATTTTATTGTATCTTGCTATTCCGTTTGAATCAAGAATTTCTACATTACCAGATTCATTTAATTTTATATCATTCTTTAAAAGATCAACAACTTGTGTAGCATTTATAGCTCTATGCTTTGAAGCAGATGTTAATAAAGATTTATTTATTTTAATATCTCTTAATTGATTTTCTAAATCTTCTTTTTCTTTATTGAATTGTTGAGTTCTTGTTTTTAAAATTTCTTCAAACTCACCCTTTTGTATTTTTTGCTTTTCTTCTAATTCTTTTTGAGTTTTTACTGCATTAACAGCAATATCAATATCATTGACCCCTAGTCTTTTATTAAGATTGCTTCTTTCTCTTGCAATTCTATTTTCTATAATTTCACCAACTTCTTCTTCTGTAAAAAGTTTTGTCTTTTCAACTTCTGGTGTTTCTACTTTAGGTTCTTCTTGAACAACCTCTTTAACTTGCTCTTGATTTTCTTCTGCCATTTTTTGCTCCTTAAATATCCCAATTAGGGTCTGTTGGAATCCAAGTATGTCTGCATCTGTAACCACCTCTTACAATAAATGGGTCTCCTGGTGATTTACCGCCCCAACCTTGATTATTCCAAATATTTCTAATTTCTTTCTCCGTTAATGTTTTATTTAGCATATTTCTACAAAAAGGTCTACTATCCCTTACAAGTGTCCCAGTATATCTAAAATGATTCAATCCAGATGCTTTTGCTTTTGCCACAGTAAATTGACCATGAAACTGCATAACTGAATCGTGTGCTATCTGACTTGCATATCTTCTTAAATTATTTCCCGCCCTATCAGAAGCATATTGAGTATGTAATTTTCTTACTGCTTCTTCAACTTCACCTTTTAATGCTTGGTTAAATTTATTTTCATTAATAAAATCAACTAATTCATTTATTTCTGCAACATTACTACTTTGGTAAACTCCATTTATATGCCCTCTTATATTAGCAACCATATCATCAAAAGGTCGTCCTGCGATTGTGCTTTGATAAACTTCATCATTTATTACTTTTAAAAATCTTTCTGCAATATCTTCAAATCCGCTAAATGATTGATATTTTAAAGCATTTATAGTCTGTAAATCTATTTCTGTTAAACTTTTAAATTTTTTTGGAATAGGCATTTCGCCAAAAGTATCTAATACTTCTTTTGCAATTTTATTATATTCCTCATTTATGATTAAATCAGCTTCTTCCAGGAATGTTGATTGAATAACTGCTCTTAACTTAGGTTGTAATTGAATTGCTAACCTTTGGGAAACTAATTCGCCCTTTGTTGCCCTTGTTATTTCTTTTATTATATCTCTTTCAAGAGTATATAAAACATTGATGATACGTTGTTCATGCTGATCTGCTAATTTATCTAAAATTTTTGACATTATAACGGAAAGTTCTTTTTCCAAGCTTTGATTGACCAGAAAGCAGGAGATAAAGATTTTTGCCCTTTTACTTGCTTTAGAACACCACCCATTCTTGCCAGGAATGATTTTTGCCTTGCAGGAATATTTTTTTTGATTTTCATATTAGGATCGCCAAATCTTACTTTTTTTACATTATCTGTTTTTCTATCTCTAACATAAACAGCAAACTTTTTAGATTCACCTGGAGTTCTAAAAGGTTTATTTAGCTTTACTGCTCTTCCTCTATACTTAGCCATTACTTATCATCTAATCTTTCATTTGTAATCATTCCACAAGCTGGGCATTTATAAACATCTTTTAATTCTGTTTTTTTCAATGCCACCTTACATTTGTAACATAATTTAATTTTTTCATGCTGGTCCACCATATTTTTTGCTCTTCACTTTTTTTCCTTTGAATTTGCCAGACTTCCTGGGTAACAAACCTCTAGCTACTGCACTGGCTCTTTCTGTAAATCCTAATTTCTTTTTTTTTCTAATTTTTTCTTTTAATAAAGATAAACTAGGTGCTGACATTATTTTCTCTTTCTTTTCCTTGCACTTGCTCTTTTGATAATATCTTTATCAAATGTTCCAGACCTACCACGACTTATTAGCTTGTTAACTCTTGCCATAGCCCATTGATTCATTGATATCCTTGGTCTACTACCTCCAGATAAAAACGCCCCTTGTCCCCTTCTAAAAGAAGCCTTGAGGTCTGTTAAAGTAAATAATTTTGATTTTTTTGCTTTTGCTTTCAAAGTTTTTAAAACTTGAGCAGATAAAGGTTTTCTAAATTTACTAGCCATTATGCCCTCGTTCTACTTCTTAATAATGATAAAGGTATTTTTGCACCAGATTTATATAATGAACTAACTTGTTTTAATAAACTAGCCCTTCTTCTTTTTCTGCTACCCTTCAAACCAGATAAATATTTTTTTGGTATATTAGTTTCTTTATCCCTGGGTACTCTTCTAACTTTACGTTTCTTCCTCGCCAACTGTTTGTCCTTCTATTTCTGTTGTCTGAAATTGACCTCTTACTGCTCTTGTATTATCTATTTCCTCATTTATTGTTTTTATCATGTCATTATCGTCAATTACTGCTTGAGCAATTTGTTTATCTAATTCTTTGTTAAATGTTTCTGATTTGATACCACTTGCTTTTGCTATCTGTAAATATTGTAAATCATTCGCCCAATCTCTTATATCGAATGTATCTGGATAATTTACTTTTCCATCAAATTCCTTATCTTGCCACATTGCAAACAAACTCCATATTTGTTCCTCTGCATTTTCAAGATAATCTGCCTTTTCTGATAACCTTGCATTTAATAATTGAAATTCTGTCTGTAATGCAATACCACTGGCAATTTGTGAACCAGTTGCCCTTACACTTCCCATGTGAGTAATTCTATCAATAGCATCAACTTTATTTTGAATACATTTCATTATGCCATCTAGGTTTTGTCCACTTGGTTGAATAATATAAGGTTTTAAACTTGCATCTAAATCCTCTGGAACTTCTATAATTGCCCCTGCCCCTGCACTTGCTTCAACATTAGGTGTTTTAACCAAACTGGGGTGGTTTGCCAATCTTATTAACTGTTCTTTTTCTGAATAATCATTATATATTGATTGCTGTAAATAAGCTACATCTGCTAAATCAGATATGCCTATAGGTCTTTTAGCACCTCTTAAATTATAAACATTTACTGCTGGTATTTTACCCAGGGGGTTAGGTATTTCTTCTATTAACTTAGCATCACCCTCTGCATATTCTTTTGTATACTCTTCGACCTCAAAAGTGCTTATAGTTTCCTCTGTAAATACTTTTATGATTGCCCTATCTTCATTTATATCTTCAACAACCATCAACATGTCTAAATAAAATCTGCCACTTGTTGACCTACTATAATTCCAATTTACAACATTTTCTGGTGTTAATATTGAAATATAAGGTCTTATATCTTGTTGTAATTCTTCTGCTCTTGTATTTGCATTTGATTGCGGTTTGTCTACGATAACCCAACAATTACCATAAATACTTGCATTCATTTGCACTTCTCGCATTACTGTATTAAATGAGCGACCATCTAAATCAGCATCAGCAAGGAATGATGCTAGTTGTTCATCACCATCTAAACTTCCATAATCTCTTGTGGGCGGTACTCTCCATAAGAAACTTGTATATATTTGAACAACATTTTTACAGTGATTATCCAGGGGAGTATGCATAACTCTTGCATCATATTCCTCTGGTGATTCTAAAATATATCTGTGAAGGTAATATCCATTTTTATAATCATTCCCTCCAAGGTAACTTCTTATATAGAACTCCCAGTTTGCTATATTTGCGTTCCATAAATTATGTTTGCTTGTTAGAAATTCTCTATCCATTAACTCCACCTTTTCTGTGGGCTAGACACAAAATTCCTTCTTAATGGAAAATTATATTCTATCAAATAACCTAGTGCATCATTCATGTGATCATAACCACTTTCTTTATCTGGAATATGTGTGCCCTCTTTGTATATCTGTCTTTCTAAACTTTTAATGACATTCTTGCAAGATGATACAATAAATAAATTATTTTTGCCATTAACATTTTTAAGTTTTGAATTAACTGCATTTATTCTATCTCTAACCAGTGGTGCAGTATTTTTACATCTTACGTCAAATCCTGCATTTTTTAAAATAGCTAAATCTGTTGTGCCACCAGCAGAAGTTTTCCTTTGTCTTGCACTTGGGTCTGGATAAACAATAATATTTTTATTTTTATATCTGTTTTTAATTTCTTCACACATTTCATTTGTATTTGAAGAATATATTTGTATTTCATCAACAACCAGGACTTTCTCGCCTTCAATATTGCAAACTACTGCTGTCATTGGGTCTACATTGAAATCTAATCCAATATGCAAAAACTGAAAATTTTTATTATACTTTTCTATTATATTTTTATCTCTGCTAAAATTGTAATATATCATACCAGAATAATTTACAAATGTCGCTTCGTATTCTTGTTGAAATGTTCTTAAATCCAAATCCTGTTTAGCCTGTTCTATTTCATCATCAGAAACTTGCCCACCTTCCAATGTTGTATATTTAAAAGATTGCCAATCATTGTTTGTTTCACCTTGTTTAAATAATTCATAACTCCAGTTGCCAAATCCCCTTGGACTTCCACAAAATAAAGCATGTCCTCTTGTATCAGATAAAGTTGGTCTTAAAACCTCGTACCATGCTTGTTTGTCAATATCTGCGAACTCGTCCATTACCAGGAAGTGTAAACCAACACCCCTTAATGAATTTTCATTGTCTGAACCTCTAAGAGATATTTGTGAATTATTTTTTAAAGTAAGTGTAAGATCACTATGATTAATGCTTTTCACCCATTTATGATAAATCATCTTTTCTTTTAACACACTCCAACAAATAGCTTTTGCTTGTCTATAACTTGGTGCAACATACCAAACTTTTTTATTTGGTTGACTTGCGAACTTTGCTAATTCATTTATTGCCAGGAATGTTTTTCCAAATCTCCTTCCAGTTATTAAAACTCTAAATCTTGATTCATCTTCAATTACTTTTTTTTGTGGTTTAGTTAAAGGCATCAATCAGCAGACCACACCAATGGTTCTTCTAATTCATTTGTTTCAATTCTATCTTGTTGTCCAAGCATATTTTTTCCCAGGAATATTTGCATTGTAACATTACCTTTTTCTGCTGACTTCCATTGTAACTGTCTTAGTCTTATTCGCTGTTCTGCCCTTCCTTTTGTCAGAAATTCCGAATAACTCTTTTCCAGGAGGTCTGCTGAACAACCAAAAAATTCAGATATTTCTTTATTAGTACAACCTAATGCAGATAACTTTTGAACTTGCTTTGGGTCAATATTATACTTTTTAGGTCTTGCCATTATACCCCTCTAATTGGTATTTTTACTATTGGGTTAATATCAAACCCTTTACTTGATTTATCTTCTTGTACTATTTCTTTTCCCCATTTTTTTTGAAATGCTTTTATCTGCTCTTTTTCTCTTTCCAATGTTCTGTAATCAGCACAACCACCAATATTGCCATGGTCTTTCTTTGTTAATGAATATTGATTGAATCTTAATATTTGTCTTTCATCATTACATATTTGTATGCAAAAATCGTAATCCTCTTTCAAAGGTAAGTTTGGGTCATACCTATGTTTGCAATTTATCAACCCATGAAAAGAACACGATATATAACTTGTTGTGCTAAATGGTGTATATTCTCTATAGCTTCCCTTATCACTTGCAGGATTTACTCCAAATAATGAAACTCCCCAACTTTTTGCTAATTCTAACATTATTTCAATATGTTCTAGTAATCTTTCACCATTTAATTTTATTTGTTTGCAATTTTCCCAATAATTAAAACTTTCAATATCATCATCTATAAATAATATTTCATTTCTAATATTTTGATCCAATAACCAATTTCTAACATTTGGAATATTTCCCCTTGTTGAATCTGGTAAAACAATTACTTCAAACCCTTCTTTTCTATATTCTTCTGCTTCAAACTCATGTACTGCATAACTTACAGATTTTATTAATTTATGAGTTTTTACACTTTTTGCCCTTTTATAACTTGGTGAAATTATCCTCATTTATTCAACTCTGTTAAATATTTTGCACCATCTAAAACCCTTCCAATACCTTTGCTCCAGGCTTTCCCATTTTGTCTTTTGCTTGTTACTGTCTGTAAATTAAAATGAGTTTGTGCAGAAAGCCAATCAATATCATTTTTAAAAACTAAAACTACATAGTTATTTGTTTCTCCTATTTCTTCCGAAAAAACAATATCTGCATCATCTTCTGGTTCTGGTTCTTCTAATAACTTTTCTAATTCGCTTTCTTCAAAACCAGTTGAACTTAATAAACCTTCTAAATCTAACAATTCTCCTTTTAATAATTCTTCGTTCCAAGAACTATCTTCATTTGTTCTATTATCAGCTAACCTATAAGCTTTTGCCTGGCTTTTAGATAAATCAGCAATAGCTATTGGTACTTTTTTTAAACCAAGTTTTTTTGATGCCAATAATCTAGTATGCCCTACAATAACAACCATATTTGAATCAACTACTATAGGTTGTTGAAATCCGTATTCATTTATTGAACTTGCAACCTTATCTATTGCTTGGTTTTTCCTGGGATTATTATGATAAGGTATTATCTTATCAATATTTATTTGTTTTACTTTCATTAATCTAAATCCTTTACAAATTTAATATTTGCATAATTTTTATCGCTTGATGTCAAACCACTTGGAACAAGTAAATCCTTGATATTTATGTTTTCTCTCATACTTAAATAAAAATCCATATAACCCTTTTTTTCTATCTTTCCCTCTTTGTCTTTATCAGATAATTCAACTGGTACATCTTCAAATCTTTCTTTGCATTTTACTTTAACTTTTTTTGCTTTCTCTTTGTTTTCTCTAAATAATTTTTTCAATTCATAATAACTATTTTTAATATTTTTTCTTTTCATTTTATTCTCCAAATAAATCAAACTGCCCTTCTTGGTTTTCAACAATATTTTTATTTTTACTATGTATTAACTTTAAAACATCTTTTTCACTTAATTCACTTTTTCTTATTTGAGTATATAACTTAGGATTTATATTTTTTACCTCAAATAAAATAGATTCGTAAATATCGTCCATTTTTTCTTGTTCTTTTACTGTCAATCCATTATCTAAAAACATTAAAGCCAATTATCCATGTCTAAATATTTTATCGCATCTTCTTTTGTAAAATGTTTTTCTTCTATTGCTTTTTTAACATCATAAGAATTTTGCTTTGCATATTTTTTAACCCATGAACTAGCTTCCTTCTTTTCAATAGCATCTTTAAAAACTTTTATTCTCATTGCTAATTGATCTATTTTTTCATTATTTTCTTTTTTTGGTTTTTCATCTAAATACTTTTTTGCAGATAACCAAAAAGCAGGTTGTTTTGCAAATTGTTTATCCTCAACATTATTATAATATTTATTATACATATCAGCTAATTGTTCTGGTTTTTCTAACCATTCTTTTTCTAATCTAATATAATTCTTTTCTGCTGTCCCCTTGCTTACTTTATTAACTACTAAATCCCAAAACTTTAAAAATTGAGGAGTATAAGTAATCTTATTTTTAGTAATGGTATAGGTAGTGGTAGGGGTAGGGGTAGGGGGGTTTTGTCTAGGTTCTAGTCTAGGTTTAGGTCTAGGTTCTATGCTAGGTTTTTTTGGTCTGCCACCTAACTTGCCATTTTTCTTTGAAGCATCTATTCTTTTTGTAATAAATAAATATTCCTGGAGTTGTCTTTCATTTTGAAAATGTTCGCCCACCTGGATAAAAAATTGTTCAATTATTAAATCACAACTATTTTTTTCACTTTCTGTTAAGCAACTTCCTATCCTATAGTATGTCATACTATCGCATGGTATGCCACTGCATCTCTTATTCCAATTATAACAAAGTAGCCTAATATATATCCCTAGTTGCTCATTTGTGAGGTGCTGAGTGCCTGCAACAAAATCTTCCGTAAAAAGATACCAGGCTTTTAATTTGTCCTTAGGCTTTGAATTTTCATCAATTATTTCTGTTTCTTCAATATTCATTTTGATCTCCATAATCTATGTATAACCCCTTTAGGCAAAAACCTAAAGGAGTTTTTTGGTTTAATATCCCCAAACTTCTTTTCTAGCTTGGAGCACTGTTTCTTCTTTCCAAATCCAATTGTCTGGGTTTGGAATAAGTGAGTCTTTTACATCTCCAGGATTATCAACAGTTTTTAAATAATTAGCCATTACCTTAATTATATGTTCGCATATTTTTAAAGGCTTCTGGTAATCTTCAACTTCTAAAGCACAATATTCAGCATTCTTTGTCTTTGTAGGAGTTTTTAAATACCATAATATTTGCCTGGAATTTGTAGCCTTTTGATAAATAGCTTGTTGCATCTGGTGTGATATACTTATTGAAGAAGGCATAATTTTAGAAGTTTTTAAATCTATATAAAAATCCTCTTTTGTATTCTTATCTTCGAAATGAAAATCAGTAAATCCTATTAATGGAATACCTTCAATTTCTAAATCTATCTTTTTTTGATAATTTAGCAAATCCCACCTAAAAGCATAATGTTGAAAAGTCTTAGCACCTATCTCTAACAATGGTTTTAAATTTTCTCTTTCATCATCTACTTTTGGGTCGGTAATCCTGGAACAATTTTCATTATATTCCTCAATCATTTTTCCAGAAGCATCTTCAACTGACATTCCATTTAGAAACATATTCAAACCAGATTCAACTGCTTGACCTCTTACTGCTGATGCACTTGTTGGAAACTCATATCCAAATATTCTTCTTAAAGCCCATCTTTCTCTGTAAAAAGCAAATTCATTTAAATGACTAAATGATAAGGGCAGTAAACTCTTGCCCTCACCATCAAACTTTTTAAAATGCTCAATCATATTTTATTTATCCAATCTTGCAAATGATCTTTATTTTTCTGCACTTGATTTTTTAAATCCAATAATTGATCGTGAACATTACTTGTTCTGCCAAACCTAATTATGTTTTCATTGATAGCCATAATAAGATTATTCATAACTTTTATATCACTCATATGCTTTGCTATGGCTTGTTCTTTTACTTCATCAACTGAAACATCATTTTCTTCAATTAATCTATCTGACATTAGCTTTGCTCCTTCAATTTAATTAAAGAATATTCAGCAAATCTTTTGCCATTTTCAGAAATATTTTTTGAAATTATTTGATGTCCACTTTCTCTTAATTCAAAAATTCTAGCACTTAACCTAGTAATCCTATATTTTGTTATAGCTTCCCAGGAAGTTATATGCTTATATTTTTTGAGATGATTTAAGATTATACTTTCTTGTGATTCTGACATTTTTAAATCCTTTCTATAAATTTTTAGCCAGTTCTCTTTCATTGACCACTTTTGTTCTTAAGTCATCTCTGAAAGCCTTAAAGGTTTCAAACCTAATCTTGGCTTGATTCCTTTCTTTAAGGGTCTTTTGGTATCTATCAAAAAACTCCTTAAATCTATTATCAGAGTAAATTAAACCATTTAACTCTGTCATGTTTTTATATTTGCCATCTTTACTAAAGTAAATCGTCAATTCAGCAATTATCATTTTTTCTTCTTTTTTCATTAATTCAACAGCTGTATCGTAATCAGCAAATTTCAATCCCAGGGATTCTTGTTGATAAGATAATTTGCTTGGGTCAAATTCAATTGTGTAAATATCAGACATTAATGCCATGCTCCTTGTATTTTTCATCTAATCTTGCTATTAGCTTTTTTACTTGATTCACACCAATTTTAGAATTAATCCAAAAATCAATTTTTTCTTGTCTATCATTCTTAAATTTTGCCATGAGTATTTTTTTAAAATCTTCATTTAATGATTTATCTGAATGAGCTTTGTTATGGCATAATCTGCAAAGTGGAAATAAATTATCAATCCTATTAAGTCTATTGTTTTTCACTCCACCCATGCCCTTCGGTATTATATGGTGTATATCAACTGCTTGAGCCTTATTACAATTCCAACAAATGGGAATATCATTTTCATGGTATCCCCAAAAGTCGGCAAAAAGCTTTTTATAATTTTTTAAGGTTTTCATTAAAAGCCTTTACTGCATTTTTTGTAAGTGCTTCAATATCATTAACTGAAAAATGTCCAGAACCCATTGATCTGCCAACAACACCAGTTACGAATATATCTAGCCTTTGAGTATCTCCTTTACTCATTCCATTACTAACAAAATTATTTGATTGTTGTGGTGCCACATTATTGACAACATTGCCAAGTTGTTGTGGTGCATCATTATTTTGCTCACCTGGATTTTTTACAACCTCAACATCTTTTATATTTGTGTATTGATTGCCATTTGCTGATGTCTTAGTGTTGATAATTGTATAATTGAGTGCATCACCAGAAACTGGCATTGGGTTCATATGAACACCTCTATAATACAATCTAGTGCCATCTATTAAATCAAAAGAATAATTAGGCACTCCATCTTTTGAATTATCGTAAATTTTATCTATTATATTCATTATTTTATCCTTATTATTATTTGTTAATTACATTGTAGCCACGACCTTCTAAACACCTATTTATAAAATCTTTCCTGGTGTTCATTCTTGGGCTAAGCCATAACACTTTCCACCTTAGATTATTATAAATGGTTTTTCCTATATCAACACCAGTATTTGTCTGATCTTCAACAAGGCTTTTGCAAGTATAATAATCATCATGGAATCGGTTCATATCACCTTTAATATTTGCCGATGATTTTCCTCTGCTATCAACTATTGGCATACTTGAGCATGAACTCAATACACCCAGGATTGATAACATAAAGAAACTTTTTTTAATTGATTGTTTCATCTTGATCTCCAAATCTTCTTCAATTTATATTATTATTATTTATTTGTCTAAAAAAAGAACATAAAAAGACAAAAACCAATTGTTCCAAAAACCAAAAACTCTAAAACATAAACACCATAATTTTTTAAAAACTTTATCATTTTTTCACCTTTAATTTTTCTCTAACTAAATCATTTAAATTTTTTTTAATTCCATAATAGAGTTTTAATTCTGCTTGGTATCCTTCTTTTGCTAATTGTTCTTTTTGAACTTCTCTAGCTTTCACCAGGATTTCTGTATATTCTTTTAAAACTCCATAATATTGTGCTACTGAAATATTCAGAACCCTAACTGTATAGAGTTCTGTATTTCCAATTTTTGTAGGTTCATCAATCATTATAGATTCTCCATTAAAACATTTACTTCTAGGATAGTATGAGGGGGCTTTGAAATACCATAGACAACTGCTCTTTCGCCCATTCTGATTAAGTGATCTTTATATTTTTTAGCAGATGACATATTATCAAAATATTCTTTGTCATATCTTCCTCTGCCTTTGAAGGAAGTTACGATATATCTATTAATATAATTTTTTAGGTAATTGTCGTAATCTTGTGAACTTTGTAAATTTTGCATTTTGATCTCCGTATTATTATTACTATTATTATCAACTCTATAAACCTAGCTTATATGCTAGGTTCATAAAGATAAAGCTTTTTATTTGATAGGTATTAATTCTCCTAAATCTGAATAATTACCATTTACATGAACTTTGTATTGTTTACCAAATCTATTTGCGATACCAACAATATCACCATGATTTAGTGGTGCAACCTTAGAAAGTCTTTCCCCTTCAGCATAATCTTGATCTGTATATTGAGCTTTGATACAAGCACCAACTGATAAAATAAATATTCTGTCTTGTTTCTGACATTCAAAAAGATAACACTTAGATTTGCCTTTGTTATGATTTACATTGAAAGTAAGCTCTTGGTGTTCGCTTCTTCTATCTAAAATACTATTACCATTTTTATCCCAGATGCTTTCTATTTCTAAATATCTCATTGTCGTCTCCTTATTATGATTATTATTATTATTTACTCTATAAACCCAGCTTAAAGGCTAGGTTTATAAAGGTAAAGTTATTTATTACTTTTTTTCTTCAACAAAGATTTTTAATATCTCTGCATCAAAATCACTTTGAATTGTTTTAATAGTAAATGTTTTTCCATCTGCAATTATTTCAATAAATAACTCCCTGGATTTTTCATTTGATATTATTTGATTGATTGAGTTTATATTCATTTTATTTTCCTTATTATTATTATTATTAAAAAAAAGAGTGCCGTTAAGCACTCTGCTCTAGTTGTGAAGTATGAAATACATGGAAAGTTCTTCCAGACCTCATAACTTCTTCTTTACCGCTTTTGTCTTCAACAGTTTCCATCATTGGTCGTATTAATTTAGCAACTGTCTTAGTACCCTTCGGTATAGAATATCCAAGCGATAATGCTTGCTTGAATGTCATAAAACCACCTTTTAAACCAGTTGATGCTAATATCTCAACATTCTTTCCAGTATAAGGTTTCTTCGTATATTCATTGTAATACATCTTGATCTCCATTTTAATTATCTTGATAAAATTTCGTAAACGTCCCAAGTTTCATAGCGAACTGAATTTTCGCCATCATAACAAGGTCCACATAATTGTTTGAATTTAGGTTTTAGAAAAAGTTGTTCTTTAATGTGTGATCTCATT